CTAGTCGTCATTCAAGTCGTCATCAGCCTGATCGAACATATCGCCCTGACGGCGTGAGATTTCCTCTTTCCGCGCCGCCTTTACGATCTTGTAGAGCCATACCAAAGTGACATCGTACTTGCGCGCCAGCTCATGATGATTGGAGCCGTTGAAGTCATCATAGATTTGACGGTCACGCTCACCCAGCTTGATTGACGAACCTTTCGGGAAATACAGATTCTGCCCTCCCCAATGCGCAGCCAGTCGGTCAGCGACCTCTTTGCCAACGTGCTGAGCTTTCTTTGGCTCCATCGCCACCAGCTCTATAAGGATGAAACCTATGAAGTCTGCTACATCGGCTAGCAGTTCTGGAGCCTTGTTCCGTGCGTAGTTCATACCCCCTCCGACTGCGACTTTTTACCCTCGACTCGCAGTTGCCACTGTTTCAGGTTTTCAATCACTCGACTTGCCTGGGCGACGCTGAGCCATTGCAGCGCAGACACCTTGGTCATGCTTTTCACGAAGCTGGCCAGGGCTGCCTCGGACGGATCGCGAACCTCGCCCAGGTCATGCAACGCCAGCCATAGCGAACGGATTTTCTTGGACTGCTCATCGTTGGCCTGTGGCCGCTTACCAGCGTTGTTTGGACGAGGTTTAAAGCCCTTCTGCTTGAGCTGTTCCAAAACCCGTAGCAGGTTTGGAACACTCAAGTCAGCGGTGGACGTCGCGCCGTCCAACCCCGTCATTCCAGCCAGCATCAGGCGATACGTATCGTCATCCATGCGCAGCTCACGTCGCGCAACATGAATCATCTTGATGTAACGCAGGCGGGTCGGATTGGGCGGCGCGGCGTTCATGCCCATCCCCCGCGTTCCATCAGATCGATAGCGGCCTGTTGGGGATCTTCAATATCACCGTAGGACAGTTCCCGAATGAAGTCCTCCAGCTCACTCCTATCGTTGATAGCGTGCCCCGACGACCATGCAGCAACCCGAAGTCCGCCAATCTCCCGTGGGATATCGTTGCCCATGCCCTCTACAACGAGGGTGTCAAATTTCTCTTTCTCGCCCATGTCAGCCTCCCATCGTCAAACGTGCCAGCGGCTGGTGATTCACTGCCCGGTGTAGCTGCGCGGACTTGCCTGCCGCATAGCCCGCATCAGCAGCGCCCTGGTCTCTCGCCTTGAGCTTACGGCGCTTGAGTTCCGCTTTCTCCAGATCCGGGTGATGCTTGGCCATGTAGGCCTCGATTGCCTCGGCGACGTTATCTTCAACGCCAGCAAACTCATCCACCTTCTGATACACCGCATCAATCCAGCCGTTGGCAAAGTGATCCCCCCTTGCCACCTTGGTGGAGCGCTTACAGCGTTTTTGCGGCGGTAAGGCCAGAAAGTCCCGTCGCGCCTTTTGCAGCTGTCGCTCCAGTACCTCATAGGCGTAGCCAGTCAGTTCCGGGGCGGCAGCACACCCGACGAAAATGAAACCGCCGCCGCTGCACCAACTGTGGGTGATAAGCATGCGAGTGCCAAAAGCGTGAGCGCAGACATGAGCCAGGCGAACGCGCCAGGTTGGCGGTGATCCCTCTGAGCCGGCCGCAACCTTTACCTCACCGGCCATGCTGGCCAGTACGTCACCCATCTCCAGGTTGTAAAGCTCCATGAGCTTATGTGCCTGACGCAGTGCGATCTCGGCCTCATGAGGATTACTGGTTTTGGACTTCGCCATCTCCAGGCATTTCTTGATCTTGTCGAGAGTGCGGTTCTCTTCCATGTCACACCACCGCCAAGTCAAGAGGAATAGCCCGGTACTCATCAGTACCGTTCACCCGCTCGTAAACGCGGATGTACACGGCACTGCCAGATACCAGGATCGAGTCCTTCACAGCTTTCATCGCAGCCTTCCAGGTGTCGTCATCGATCTCCAAGCGCAGCAGATCAAGGACATCAGAGGTTTTGATCTGGCCATTACGGTTTGGGCTGAAGGTACGGTCTACGATGGCCAGCAAATGGTTGTCTGCGCCCTTGCTCCAGGTCTTGATGCAGGCGTACACCATGACCTTTGCCACTTCCATTTCCTCGGTGAAGGTCAGCCGGTCTGCGTGCGAACGCACAACCTTGTACTTACCGTCATAGGTGGCAATGGTCACGTTGCCTTTCTTGCCGCCCATCTGGACGCCGTAGCGTTCGCCCGCGATGCTGATCAGATCGGCGATGTCACCAAGCGATTTTTTCTTGAAGTTCTTCAGCGCCAGGTTCAGAACCTTGGCCGCTTCGGCAAGCTCACTCGCTACCTGGTCGCGTAGCTTGTCCTGCTCGCGCACCTGGTCAACCGGCACCAGGTGGCCGATGGCATTGCGGACAAAGCCTTCTGGAATGTTGATGTCAGGCATGAACGGTCTCCTTGCTGCTGGCTGAACCTTTGTTCAGTACCTGCATTTCATCGATACGGATGAAGCTGTTGAGGGTGTAACCACAGGACTCACAATCGACCACGACATCAATCAGGTTGGAGTCATGAGCAGCTGACTCTGCGGAGACCGTCAGTGGTACTCCGCATGTGTCGCAATGAAGATCGAGTTGATCGCTCATTGGCCCTGCTCCTTCACCAGGGAGTACCAGGCGACATCAACGCCGCGTACTGTCACGGTGTGGCAAGTGAACCGACCCTTAGACGAGCTGCGCATGCGCCGCAGCTCGTGCCCAAACCGCCGTGTAAGCAGCTCGACGCTGGACGGTTCGATAAAGATCTTGTTGTCGGCCAGCACCAGGTGCTTGATCTCAATGTCGGCCTGCCGGAAATCACGGGTCAGGTCGTTGAAGGCCGACAGCTTCGCAGGGAAGTCGTCAGCCAAGATGCTTGGCGGCAGTGCCGCTTGCACTCCGACCAGATACAGAGCGGCCATATCACACCCCCTTCACAACATCGGCGGTGATTATCGGCACGCCCAGTTGGGCGGCCAGATTCATCGCCGCGATCACCAGGTTGCCGATGGCCAACGGGTACAGCAGCGAAACCATCTCATCGCGACCGCCGCGCCGACTTGGCTGAGACAGGCGTTCAGCAATCGCCTGGATGCCGCTGGCATCAATGACCTCACCGAGTGCTTTGCCAGCGCGGCCAAAACGAAACGTCAGGAACTCTTCCAGACATTTGCCTTCAATTGGCTCCAGAGTGACCCGCTCGCAACGCTGTACGACCTCGCGCACATCGGCGTTGCGTGAGCTGAGTTTCGTATCCAGTTCAGGCTGGCCGATCATGATGATGCTGACGAGCTTGGTGAAGCCGACCTCCAGCTCAAGGATGCGTTTGAGGTGTTTGAGCGTCGAGATCGGCAGGCTGTGGGCTTCTTCGATAACCAGGCAATGCCGATAACCTGCGGCGTGCGATTCCTTCAGAGCCTTGTGCAATTGGGCGAAGCGCGCTTCTGGGCTGCTCTTGGGTTTGGCCAGTGGCGCAACGGCAGACATCATCGACTCGGCAATGTGGGTGCTTTTCAGAGCTTTACCCTTTGTTTCGCTGTCTTCGGATGCCAGAACATAGGGCTCGATGATGATCACCGGATCGCCGCCCTCGGTGATGCGGTTCCCCAAGTCGCGGCGCAGTGTGCTTTTACCTGCACCTGACTCACCAACGACAGCGAGGAATCCGCCGTGCCGCGCCGTCTGATACATGATCTCGCGAACATAGCGGATATCAGGGCTCACCCACATATCCTGAGCGCTCTGCAACTCGTCAAAGGGATCGCGGAACAGGCCAAAGGCTTTACGGGTATTTGGCTGTAGGGTCTGTTTTGGCAGTAACATAGGTTCGTCCTCCCCGGACGGCTCATTCACTTGGGCCGGATCTGCCGTGTTGGCGCACGGCAGATCCACTTCTTCAAAGGCGTTGGCGATATCGGCATCGTTGGCGCCAGCTTCGGTCAGGAACACACGAATGCGCCCCTGCAGTTCGTCGCTGTCCAGGCTGCGTGGCCATTGACCGTGGTTCAGCAGTTGGGCAACTGTGGCTTCGCTGAGACTCAGCGACTCGGCCAAGGCCGCCTGAGGACGGCCGACCCCCTGCAAAACTTGCTTCAGCTTCAACATCACTCACCTCCAACCGCAGCCAGGACCAGGCTGAACGGTTTGCGTGTGACCTCAACAGGTCGTTTCAGCTCAGCCTCAATGGCATCGAGCTGTTCTTGTGGTACTCCTTCCGGGTATTTCTGCTGCAGCCAGCTGAAGGATTCAGCGGACCAGAGGTTGGCCAAGCGCGGCCGCAACAGTTTCGCGGCCTCGACGTGGGTCAGCGGTGCATGCTCTACGGTCGGAGCGTTGACGTTCAGCGACGTACCACGACGCGGCATGTAAGTTGGCAACACGGTGTCGCTGACGTGTTTATGTGGATCGATCAGGCCGCTGAACGGCACGGCCTTGGCCTTGCGTGCAGCTTCGGCGTCGGCTTCGCTGGTGGTGCCGGTAGCGATCTGTTCCAGGACTTTGCGCGAGACCTGGGCAGGTGTCTCGGCGTGGCGCTTGTACTGCTCGCCAATGGTTGCTGAGGTCTCCGCGAACCCGAATTGGTCGATTCCGATCCGGTCGATTACGTGGAACTGTTCACGGCCGTCCTCACCGACCAGCACAGCGATGGCGGTGTCCTTGTCTCGCCAGCAGTTGCGAGTGATCAGCAGCTTTTCAGCGACCATCACACCGGGTACAGAGCTGACATCGAACTGAGCGCCCCGGAACGAAACCCGCAACAGGTTGCTGACAGTGCGGTATTCCGGTGTGCTGACCGCCAGCTCACGGCAGACCTCAACGCTTGGCGCCAGGCGCAGCTGGTCCTGCTTGATCAACTGCCACACGCCGTATCGGGTACGTCGGGTACGGGTGTGAATCGCAGTCGCGTTGTAGTAACGCATCCACTGTCCGGCCCAGGCGTTGATTTGCTCCAGGCTGTTCGCAGCCTGGAACTTCAGCGCGCTCTCAAACTCACGCTCAACGATGTTGTGCGCCTGTTCGACCTGGCCCTTGGCCCGTGCATTGCCAACCTGGTTAATGATCAAATCGATGGACATGGCCCGACACAGATTGCGGAAGATGCCGCTGGTCATCGCCGCGCCAGGGTCAGTCATCAGCATCCAGGGCACGCCGTGAAACGGGTCTGATTCGTGGCGTTTCTGCATCGCGTTGATTAGCACGGTGCACAGGTTCTCGGCCGACTCAGCGCCCAGCACGTACTCCAGGTACAAGGTGCCGCTGGTGTGATCGGTGATCACGTAGCGCCACAGGCGTTGGCGCTCGATCTTCTTCAGGTTGCCGGGCTTGCCGTCATAGAACTCGGCTTTATTCATTGCCCGCGCCCCGTCATCCGCCAGATAGAACTGCGTCGAGATCGATGCGTCTATTTGCCAAACATGGTTTGGGTGATTGCTGGCAAGCGATACTGCCGGAGCGTCGTGCAGCAGCTGCTCAGGATGCAGCTTGTAACCTTTCAGGGCGCGACTGATTGCCCCGCTGGTCAGCGGGCGAAACAAGCCGGTCGCTTCATCAGCCCGACCTGCCATGATCAGCCCATTGCTGCGCAGACGTTCAACGGCACGCTCAATGGTGGACAGCTGTTTATTGTTGGCACGGATCGATTCCAGCAACACAGCCGAAATCAATCGGGCTTCATCCAGGGGTAAAGCGCTGTTACCCGCATCGCTTCGGCGCTTACGTGGAGCTGCCACTCTGACCTCCTTCAGCTTGCGCTGAAGTGTTTGGATGGAAACACCCAGCTCTGCCGCGCCCGCCTGGTAGACGGCAGTACGCTGACCGTGCGGGGCGTTGTCCGCTCGCTGGGCGATCTGGGCTAGTTGCTGGATCTGTACCGGGTTCATGGATTACGCCTCGGCCGTGTTCAGCCAAACCGGGGCACCGGCATCATCCGCTTGCTCTGGCAAATGGAACTCGCTGCGGACTGCTGCAAGGGTGATTTCGAGCTGACGAATCAAGCCGGCTTTAAAGGTACGGTGGTCTTCGCCGCTCTCGGCTGCATGCTCTTCCAGCTTGGCGAAGCCTTCGCGCAGTGAACCGAGGATATTCGCTTCCGCCTCATAGGCGACCGCTGCGACTTCCTGACGGAGTTCTTTCGCGACTTCATTCGCAGGCATGGACTGGAGACGCTTGCGGGTCTTCTCCAGCTCCAGCTTGGTCTTATCCAGCTCGGTGGTTTTCCTCGCCATGACTTCGCTCTGCGCTTCGTAGTCGGCGTTGGTTTCGTCGAGACGCTGGGTCAGCTCTTCTTTTTCCTTGGCATGCTTGGCGATGATCTCTTCTGCGAGATCAACGAAGGCATCCTTGTCGCCGCTCTTGGCGACTTCGATCAGAGCTGTTTTTTGGTCTTCCGGCAGGCGGCGGTATTGGCGCATTTCGCGGTAGCCGATGCCCATGCGGGACATGGAATCTAGGGCTTCTTCGCCAAACTGGCGAAGGTTATTGATGTCCTCGTTTACCTTTGGTGCAGAGGTTCCCAACAAGCTGCAAAACTCCTCCCATGTACCGCTCAAACCGCGACCGTCGCGGTCGTGCATCCCTGCCAACCCCCGGTACAGCTTGGTTTCCTTCACATATGCCATCTTTGAAACCGCGACCGTCGCGGTGAACTTGCCCATCGCGTCAGCCATTTGTGCTTGGCCGAGAAGCTGGTTCACAAGGTCACGCTCTTCGCTGTGCGCGGTTTGCATGTTCGCCATGGCGTTCTGATTCGCTGTAAGCATTTCGCTATCCAGCGCGGGCAGTTCGACTGTCTCTACAGGTTGGGTCTTGGTGCGGGCCATAGTGTTCTCCTTAGTTCATCGATCCAGCGGCAATACGCTGGGTGATTTCCTGCATGCGGTTGGTCAGCCGGGCCATATGCTCGGCATGGGCCTGGGCGATCTGCAGCACGCCCACGGAATGAGCGAAGCGGCCGTTGTCCAGCTTCACCGCAAGACCTTCTTCAATCAGGGTCTGCATGGCTCGGGTGATGTTGCTGGGGCTGTCCTGGGTGAGATGGGCCAGCTCGGTGTTGCTAAGGCCGGTCACGGTGTGGCCCTTCAAGGCCTTGAGCACACGCAACACCCGTGCGGCGGCTGAGACGGTGCGGCTCATGGCTGTCCCTCCAGTTCAAGCTGTGGTTGCTGGGTTTGGCTGACATTGCCTCGGTGCCATGCAAGCCCCTCCATTGCGGCCTGGATGGCTGCAAGGGTTTCTTCGGCTTCGCAGCTCTTCGAGTAGAACGCGAGCAACCTGCCGGCTGCTGTGGTGAGAAGCTCCTGTAGCGCCTGCGTATCCTGGGCGGTGCAATGCCGGCCGGTAGGTACATCAATGGTCAAGCGACCTGCACTGGCAGCGATCCAGCGGGTGACGTAATCGCAACCGCAAGCCCGCTCATAGGGGCGGATCAGGTTGGCCGGCATACGGCCTGTCTGCAGCCACTTGTAAACAGACCAGTGATCTGCGACGCCCATCTCATCGGCGATACGCTCGACACCCTTGTTGTGCGCGTCTTTGGCGAAGTCCTTGCACAGCTCCAGCGCATGACGCAACGAGGTCGGTTGAATGCTTTTCCATCGACGGCGGCTCATTGGAAAGACCTTTCTGAAACGCACTCCAAACAATCTGAACTTTTGCAGCTATGCAAAGTGATTGCGCTGGGTGCAATGTTTTCGGGTACATTCCCCAACATGGACATGAGAAATGACCGACCGTATCGAGAGGCTTGAGGCACAGGTGAATGCATTGGCACAGGGCTGGTTACGCCTTGCTGCCGCTCTTGAAGTTCAAGGGCTCGTTTCACCTGAGGGCATAGATCAGGCGCTGCTGTCGGTTCGGTGGCCTGGGCAACCCATAGAGGTTGAGGCAACCAGGACGCTGGCATGGCTGACCGATCAGTTGGCCGAAGCACGGAGCGCACGACGATCTGCGGCGTCTCAAGCACCAGAAGGTTGGTACGGAACTGCTGTGAGGTAGCCATTACGCTGCCAACGCTGCGGATGGCTTGAGGCCGAGCTTCACCGCAATATCATGGGCCTTGCCGTAATTGGCTTTGGCCTGGCCATTGAGGACGCGGTACACCTCGTTGCGGGTGTAACCGTTTTCACGAGCCCATTGAGTGAAGGTTTTGCCGACGCGGCGGAAGTTTTCTTTCACCTGGTCGGCGGTGAGGGCTTTGGCATGGGTGGCCATGGTGGTGGCTCCTGTGATGCAAAGATAATTGGTTTATGTGGCAATTATGATGGTATGCAAAAAGATACCTGTCAAGTGGTGAGTGATGCTTTTGAATATCGGTGAGCGCCTTAGGGAAGAGCGTGAGCGGCTGGGTTTTAGCCAGTCCGCAATTGGGGCTATCGGAGGTGTCAAGAAGCTTGCTCAGCTCAAGTACGAGCAGGGTGAGCGGTATCCCGGTGCGGATTACCTTGCTGCGGTCGCGAAAGTTGGTATCGACACGTTGTATATCGTTACAGGCGAACGCTCTGTAGGTTCGCTTACAGCAGATGAAACAGAGCTGCTTGAGAAATTCAGGTCTGCTCCGGTGGCTGTTAAGGCTGCAGCTATTGCGGCTGTCACTGCGGGCTCTGCCCCAGCAAAACAAACGTTCCATGGGGCGGTGGGCCAGGCTGTGGCTGGCAATATCACCAATAAGTCAGGCGTTACCTTCAATGTTGGGGATGTGAAATCCAAGGAGTAACCCATGAGCCAGGACTTTCATGGTGAAGTAGGCCAAGCGGCTGGGGGCGATATCAACAACTACGGTGTCAGCATCAACCTCGTGGATAAGACTGAGCCCCGAGTTTTGGTGTTTGCCCAGCGTAAAGAACTGCATGAATTGCGGGCGAAGTGTGAAGAACTTGGGGATGACCCTCGTGATGTTTGGCGTAGAGTTCACGCTCAACTCGGGGTAACTACGATTAGCGAGATAACCGCTGAGCAGTTCGTGGATGCGCGAAATGTAATGCAAGCAAGATTGGAGTTCCTGCAAGAAGAGGCAGATAAACGCCGTTTAGTCGGCAAGGTGCTGCGAGCGGTAGCTGAAAAAGATGCCAAGACCGAGATGAACACTTTTTGTGATTTGAACTTTGGTCGCACTCAGCTCAATAACCTTCAAAAGCCTCAGCTCCAGAAGACACTAGAATTTGTACTGAGCTTTAAACCGGATGTACAAGCCGTACCGCTAGTGCCTGATGCTAGCCCGCTGACATTTCGGGAGTTTTTGATGCTGAACCGGCAGAATGCTGCAGGGTTGTTTTGCCTAGGTCTGCTCATTGGTGGGATTCTGTTCTAGCTGAGAAATATGGTGGCGGTTGCTTGATCACTTCAGGCTATTAAATAGGGAGATTAACTTTGAAATTTGTATTTTTTATTCTCGCTTCACTGTGTTCCGTGGCGGCAAGCGCGGAGACTATTGCGGAAAAGCTCACAACACTAAGCCTAGATAAAACGGTTAAAAGCAGCTCTCCAGAGGTGGAGCGCACCCAGGCTGCACTTACGAGAGGCCTAACCGTATGCAATGTCGAGAATGAGGAGAAACTCGCCAATATCGCCTGGTTCATTACCAAGAAAATTCGAGCTGAAGGCCGTTACGCAGAGGCTACTGATGTAATCGAAGGAGCCAATGCTGTACTTCTTGGCGTCAAGACCAAGCAGGATTGTTCTGAACTGCTGTCTCTGTACGCGGTGAATCGTATTCAAGGAAGTACACATTCGGATGCTGTTGCCGGTGCCCGAGGACTCTACCGCGCAACTGGCGTTGTTGACTGATTACACAGAGAGGTTTCTGTATTAGCCATCTCTTTAAACTCGATTAAAAGCCTTCCTGTACCACGCCGCCGATCATGGCGGCGTGTGTATTTCTGGCGTCCGAAAAGTACGGCGCCATTACAGGAGGCGTCCGATGCGACCCGAAACCCCTCGCGGCATCCGCAACTTCAACCCCGGCAATATCCGCCATGTAAAGGGCACCCGCTGGCAAGGCATGTCGGCGAACCAGAATGACACTGCATTCGTCCAGTTCATTGGCCCCCAGTGGGGCATCCGAGCCCTGGCTCGCACCCTGATCACCTACCAGGACAAGCATGGCTTGCGCGCTGTCCGCGCAATTATCGGGCGCTGGGCACCACCGAACGAGAACAACACCGAGAGCTATATCCGTCAGGTTGCTGGCCGCCTTGGCGTGTCACCTGAAGAGCGTATCGACGTGTACGACTACCGGACCATGCGCGCGCTCGCAGAAGCGATCATTCGCCACGAAAACGGCGCCGGCCTTCTCCCCGAGGGCAACTGGTACGGCGAAGCGCTGATCAATGAAGGCTTGCACCTGGCCGGCATTGTCCCCGACGCCTATCACGGGGAGCCCGCATGAAGCTGATCGACAACTGCCATTGCTGCTGGAAGCTTCACAGCGTCCAGCTGGCCATCGTCATTGCGCTGCTCGGTCTCGCCCAGGCCACCATCCTGCCAATGTGGCAAGCGCAACTCTCTTCATCGACCTATGCGGCCCTCAACAGCGGCTTGGCTGTTCTGCTGTTCATTGCTCGCCTGGTCAAGCAAGGCCCTCCTGACCAGGCCGAGCAATCAGACCAGGAGGTTCATTCATGAGACTGAACCTCTTTGGTCGGGCCTTCGCTGCGCTGCTGGCGGGGCTCGCGGGTGTTTGTCGTTGGCCCACTCCAAGCACTGCTGCTGGCACTTGGATCAGGTCTAGCGTCATGCCCCTCTATCGCCACGGCAAGACCGACAACCGTGCCCGTAAGTCCCGATCCCGCTACCGCATGAGGCAGCGCCATGGTGCTTGAACGGTTGCCTACAGGACTCCTTGTCGCCGGCCTGGCCTGTGTGATCAGCGCAGCGGCTGCCGGCTCAATCGCCTACGGCTTCGGCTTTCGGTACGCCGAAGCCCTGGGCAATTCCAACCTGCAGACATTCAAGGCCACGCAGGCAGTACAGGCCGGGGCGGCGGAAAAGGAAAACCGTCTGCAGCTGCTGCAGCAGGTCACCCGTGCCAACGAGGCCGAGGCCTTGCTGCTCACTACCCTCGACCGACACGCCGAAGAGAAACGCCAGCTCCAGGAGCGAATCGCACATGTTACGACCCAATACATTCCGGCGCCTGGCGCTGTCGCTAAGCCTATCCCTCGTTGCGTGTTCACTGCTGGTTGGTTGCGCGACTTCAACACCGCCCTCGGTGTGCCCGCCCCAGGACCGGGCGCCACTGTCACCGCTGCTGAAAAAGCGGCCTGGCCCGCCACCGGCTCTGAAGCCGAACTACTGGAAAGCGGCGTCACTCCCGCCGACATCCTTGCCCACGCCCAGGACTACGGCCTGTGGGCCCGATCCATCCTCGCCCAATTCAATGCCTTGCTTGATCTCCAGGAAAAGGACTGACGCCCTATGGATGTAGCTGAACCCGCTACAGATGACGACATCAGCGATGCGCAATTGCGCGTGCGTAACAGCGACCTTCGACGAGGCTCCGGCCGGTCGGCCTCACGTTGCGAGGAATGCGGTGACGCCATTCCTGAAGATCAACGCCAGGACAACCCTGGTATCGAACATTGCTTTGACTGCATAGACGCCTTGGAACACTTGGCCACACGGGGTTTTGAATGAATCTGAACGAACTCAACTTCGGTTTCCAGACCGTGCAATGGCTGGTCCTGGCTGTACTCGGTATCTACACCTGGATGATCAAACGAGATGCCGCCAGCGCCCAGGAACTGCTGGAGCTTCGCACGCGCATCGTCGCCCTGGAAGAACACGTCCGGCACCTGCCTGACCAGACCGCCGTCACCGATCTGCTGGGCGACATGAAGGCGGTACGGGCCGAACTGTCGGGGGTCAAGGAAGCGCTTGGCCCTTTGGCCCGTTCGCTGGACCGGATCAATGATTATTTGCTGCGAGAAAAGATATGACCGAATTCGCCTCCTTCCTGCGTGAAGACTATCGCCTGGTGATTCTGCGCCTGCTGGCCGAAACGACCGGCTACCGTGCCAACAGCTCGGTGCTGAACATGGCCCTGGACAGATTCGGCCACACCCTCAGCCGCGACCAGGTGAAGACCGAACTGCACTGGCTGGCCGAACAAGGCGCGGTGACTGTTTCTGATGTTGGCCCGGTACTGGTGGCCACGCTGACCGAGCGTGGCCAGGACATCGCTGCAGGCCGCGCCCGCGTCCCTGGCATCAAACGGCCGGGGGCATAACATGGCCGGTAAATCATCCATCAATCGGTTGCCGCCGATGGTCAAGGCGTACATCCAGAAGCTATTGCGTGAAGACCGCATGACCCTGGATGACATGCTTGCCGACATCCAGTCGCGCTTTCCCAACGAGAAAGCCCCCAGCCGCAGCGCGCTGGGGCGCTTCAAGCAAGGCTTCGAACTGCTGACCGAGAAGACCCGCCAGCACCGCGAGCAGGCCGAAGCCTTCGTGGGTGCCTTCGGTGAGGACGCATCCGACAAGACCGGCGCTTTGCTGGTCGAGGCGATATCGACCCTGGCTTACCAGGCCGCGATGGGCGCCCATGAAAAAGATGATGTCACCACCAAGGAGGTAGCCGAGCTGGCGCGGGCGGCGAAGAACACTATGCAGGCCCGGACCCTGAGCATCAAAGAGCGCCAGGCTATCGAGAAAGCTGCGCGTGATCGTCTGCTCCAGGAACAAGACGCGGAGTTGGCCAAGAGCGTACAGGCCGGAGGTATCAGCGAAGAGCAGGCCCTGTTCTGGCGCGAGAAATTCCTGGGGGTCAAATGAGCGCACCAGCGGTCAAACCCTCGTCCAGCACATTGCGCGTTGTTGAATGGGACGAGTTGCCGCCAAGCGTCAAGCAGATCCCCGCCGGCTACAACCCGATTGCGGATGGCATCCTCATGGCGCACCAGGTCAACTGGTTGCGCATTCAGGCTCAAATCAAGCTCTGTGAAAAAGGTCGTCGGACTGGCATCACGTTTGCCGAAGCCCTGGACTCGGTGATCACTGCCGCGTCACGCAAGGCTGCTGGCGGTATGGACGTGTTCTATGTCGGTGACACCAAGGAAAAAGGCCTGGAGTTCATAGGCTACTGCGCCAAGTTCAGCCGGGTGATGGCCGAGGCCCAGGCTTCGGGCGTCAGCGAAATCGAAGAGTTCCTGTTTGAAGACCAGGACGACTCAGGCAACACCCGCCAGATCAACGCCTACCGCATTCGCTACGCCTCCGGCTTCAAGATCGTCGCACTGTCCAGCAACCCGGCCAACCTGCGCGGCCTGCAGGGCAAGGTGATCATCGACGAGGCGGCCTATCACCGAAATGTGTCGGCTGTGCTCGATGCCGCTACCGCGTTGCTGATCTGGGGCGGTCGCATCGTCATCATCAGTACCCACAATGGCAAGTCCAACCCCTTTAACCAGATGATCGCCGACATTCAGGAAGGCCGGTACGGTGACGCCGCCTTGGTCTACAAGGCCACCTTCGATGATGCAGTAGCCAACGGGCTCTATGAGCGGCGTTGCATGATGCGTGGCGAGGAAGCCACGCCAGAAGGCAAGGAAGCCTGGTACAAGGGCATTCGCAATGCCTATGGCCCACGCAGAGCGCAGATGCGCGAAGAGCTGGACGCGATCCCACGCGATGGCAACGGCGTGTGTATTCCTGGTGTGTGGATCGAGGACGCCATGCGTCCAGATCGGGAGGTCCTGCGCCTGGCCTTGGACGATGGTTTTACGCTGCAGTCAGTAGGCCGCCGTGAAGCGTATGTCGAAGACTGGATTGAGCGCTATCTCGCACCGTTGGTCCAGGATCTGACGCCTGAGCTGCGGCACTACCTGGGCATGGACTATGCCCGACACCGTGACTTCTCAATCATCTGCCCGATGTCCGTCGACCAGGCACGGCATCGCGACGTGCCATTTGTAGTGGAAATGCACAAGGTGCCAACCCGGCAACAGCAGCAGATTCTGTTCTACATCCTGCGCCGACTGCCACGCTTTGCCGGTGCTGCACTGGATGCCACTGGCAATGGCGAGACCATGGCCGAAGACACCGCCGACGAGTTCGGTCATGACCGCATTCAGCAGGTAAAACTCAGTCGCGGCTGGTACGGCGCCTGGATGCCCAAGTTCATCCAGCTCTATGAAGACGGCACTATCACGATGCCCAAGGATGATTCTCTGCAGCAGGACGTGCGGTCCATTGAAACCGTAGACGGCATTCCAATGGTCATGAAGGCCCGCTCGCAAGACCTTAAAGACCCGGACCTATATCGCCATGGCGACTTTGCGGGGGCCGGTGTTCTGGCCAACTTCGCCACCCTGGATATGGTCTCGGGACCTGTCGTTGTTAAATCTCGTCGCCCGCGTCAGGGCACCCGCATGACTCTGGGGTTCGCATGAACAAGAAAGGTGTGTGGGTCACTCCCACAGAATTCGTCAACTTCGCCGAGCCTAAGCACAAGGGGCTGACCGAGCATATCGCCAGCCGTGCGCGCAGCTTCGATGCCCAGGCGCTGGGTATGTATCTGCCCAACCCCGACCCGATCCTCAAGGCCCAGGGCAAGGACATCACTGTCTATCGGGATCTGCGCAGCTCGGCCCTGGTCGGCGGCAACATCCGCCGTCGCAAGTCGTCAGTCCTCGCCCTGGAGCGCGACTTGAAGCGCGGCAATGCCCCCGTGCGGGTTGAGCGCTTTATACGCGATTGGCTGACCGACCTCGATCTCGACCGGATCATTCGCGAGATGCTGGATGCGTCGTTGTACGGGTTCCAACCCATTGAACTGATGTTGCGTCCGCTCGGGTTGAACATCGTCCCGGAGGATCTGCTGGGCAAGCCGGCCGAGTGGTTCCTCTACGACCAGGAGAACAACCTGCGCTTCCGTGCCCGCGATGCCGGCTTGACTGGTGAGCTGTGCGACCCGCAACGCTTTGTCGTGGCCCGCCAGGATGCGACCTACAACAACCCGTATGGCTTCGCTGATCTGTCCATGTGCTTCTGGCCGGTGATCTTCATGAAAGGCGGCCTGAAGTTCTGGGTCCAGTTCACCGAGAAGTACGGTTCGCCCTGGGTGATTGGCAAGCACCCCCGCGGTGCCAGCACAGGGGAAACCGATCTGCTGCTCGACAGCCTTGAGGCGATGGTCCAGGACGCTGTTGCCGCTATCCCGAATGATTCCAGCGTCGAGATCATTGAGGCCGCTGGCAAGGCCGGCAGCGCCGAGGTTTACCGCGAGCTGCTGGTTTACTGCCGCAGTGAGATCAACGTCGGGCTGTTGGGGCAGAACCAAACCACCGAAGCCAACAGCAACAGGGCCAGCGCAACGGCAGGCCTGGAGGTCACCAAGGACATCCGCGACGGCGACAAAGGCATTGTTGCCGCGACTATGAACGCGGTCATTCGCCGTGTCGTCGATCTGAACTTCGGCGAGAACGTTGCTGCGCCGCTGTACGAGCTGTGGGAACAAGAAGAGATCGACAAGACCCAGGCCGACCGCGACAAGTCGCTGACCGACTCCGGGGTGAAGTTCACATCGCAATACTGGATGCGTACCTACCACCTGCAGGAGGGCGACCTGGACGAGACCCCGACGCCGGCTGAATCATCGGAGTTTGCCGAGTCGACCCTGAAGCCCATTCTCGACCAGGTAGCGCTTGATCAGGCCATCAACAGCCTTCCTGCCGAGCTGCTGCAGGAGCAGAGCGAACAGGCCGTTGCCTCTCTGATCGAGACACTGTTGCGCGCTCGCAACGATACCGAGGCGCTTGGCCTGTTGGCCGAAGCCTACCCGACGATGGATGACCAGGCGCTGCAGGAGAACCTCACACGCCTGTTGTTCATGGCCAACCTGTGGGGCCGCCTGAATGCCAATGCGGATCGGGAGGACTGATGGCGACCACCACGAAGGCCCCGAACCCGGCCGACCTCAAGGCCGTCTTCGGCATGGAGCCCAAAAACGCTGTGGTCTACCTGAAGTCCAAGGGCTACGCGATCACCTGGAACTGGCAGGAAATGCTCGACCAGGCGCACGACCAATCCTTCACCGTGGCCAAGGCTATGCGCCTCGATCTGTTGTCGGACATTCGCGGCGCCCTGGAAACCGCACTGCAGGAAGGCCAGACCCTCAAGCAGTTCATCGCAGATCTGCAGCCCGTCCTGGAGTCGCAAGGTTGGTGGGGACAGCAAGTCATTGTCGACAGTGAAGGCGTCGGCGAGCTGGTCCAGCTGGGCAGTCCGCGCCGTCTCAAGACGATCTATCAGACCAACCTGCAGAGCGCTTACATGGCCGGCCGCAAGGCCGAGATGGAACAGACCTCCGAGACCCATCCGTACTGGATGTATGTGGCCATCCTGGACGGCAAGACCCGGCCGAGTCACCGGGCACTGCATGGCCAGGTGTTTCGCCACGATGACCCGATCTGGTCGGCGATCTACCCACCGAACGGGTTCAACTGCCGTTGCCGTGTTGTCGCGCTGAGCGAGGCCGCAGTGAAACGCCGAGGTCTGAAGGTCGTGTCGAGCGAAGGACGTATGTTCACCGAGACCGTGGAAACCGGCACCGACAAACGCACCGGCGAGATCCGCACCGCACCCGTCACCGGCATTCGCACAACAGACGCCGCTGGCAAGGCCATCACCTTCCGCACCGACCCCGGATTCAATCACGCACCAGGTACTGGCCTGGCTGACATGCTTAAACGCAAACAGGCAGCCGCCCAGGAGGTTTGAAATGTTCACCGTCGAACTGGATCACCAGCGCCTGCAGACCGCCCTGCGCAAAATTGAATGGGCTGTGGGCGACCTTGCACCGCTGATGCGTGGCATCGCCGCCGAGCTGGCCAGCCAGACCGAGGAAAACTTCGGCGAGGAAGGCCGCCCCGAGTGGGAGGACCTGTCCGATGTCACAACAGCACGCCGGGAGAAAAACGGCAACTGGCCTGGGCAGATGCTGCAGGTCAGTTCCGCAGGCCTGGCCGCCTCGATCACGACGCAAGCCACCGACAGCTCGGCACTGGTCGGCAGCAACAAACCCTACGCCGCGATGATGCAGTTCGGCGGCACCAAGTCAGACTTCCCTCATCTGTGGGGTGACATTCCAGGTCGACAGTTCTTGCCTATGGATGCCGAGGGCGAGCTGCAGCCCGAAGCAGAAGAGGCAATCCTGGATCTGGCCATGAATCACCTCGAAAAGGCCGCTCGCCTGTAAGCCCCTCAGAGCCCCCACAGCGTGCATACGACTCCGGTTCATCGAACCGCATAGGCGAATCACGCTGTAAACGCTTTATAAAGCCCTGCTGCCTCACTCCTATCCCACTGCGCGGGTGCCAATGGCACCCTGGCCGCATCAACACCGCCGCGACACTCTTTAAACTCGATTAAAAGTCTTCGGCCGGGCATTGGCTCAGTCTGTGTGCATCACCTTCAACTGAAGTGCACAGACCATGAAAACCATTCCTTTCTTTCGTGCCGGTAAGCATGTCGATAGCCAGGGCCGAACCGTCGAGTTCACTGAGAAAGACCTGGCTGCATCCATCAGCGGTTACGACCCGGCGCTACACCGGGCGCCCCTGGTCATCGGTCACCCCAAGGACAACGGGCCGGCCTATGGCTGGGTTCGGTCCATCAGCCGCAACGTCAAAGGCGAAGCGACGGCAGTACCTGAGCAGGTTCACAACGACTTCGCCGAAGGCGTAGCGGCCGGCACCTGGTATCCGCGTTCCGCGTCCTGGTACGCACCCACTGACCCACGCAACCCCAAGCCTGGCATCTACTACCTGCGCCATATCGGTTTCCTCGGCGCCCAGCCACCCGCGATCAAAGGTCTGTCCGACATTGAGTTCGATGACGGCGAGGGTGTGCTGGAAATCGAGTTCGGCGACTTCGGCGATGCCGTCTCGGCCGGGATCTTCCGCCGCCTGCGTGACTGGTTCATCGACCAGTTCGGCCAGGAAACCGCTGACCGCGTTGTACCTGGTTGGGACGTAGACAACCTGTTGGCGGAGTCCCGCCGCGAAGACGACCGCCCCTCATTCACCGAACCCACCCCACCCAGCAAACCAACCACCGAGGAACACACCGTGAGTCCAACGGAACAGGCCGCCCTGGAGGCGGAAAACAAACGCCTCAAATCGCAAGTGGCTGCACACCAGGAAGAGAAGCAGAAAGCCCAGGCCGACCAACGTCATGGCCAGAACCTGGCTTTCGCTGAAGGTCTGGTCGGTGCGGGCAAGCTGTTGCCCAAACACACCGCCGCCTTGATTGCTGCCCTGGACTTCGCCGAAGCCGGTGACGCACCGCTGGAGTTCGGCGAGGGCGATCAGCGCAAGCCGGTTATCGAAGGCCTCAAGGCGATCTTCGACGACCTGCCAAAACAGATCGACTTCGCCGAGCAGGCGAGCAAGGAACGTTCGGGGGATGTGCATGTACCGACCGATCTGGAGTTCGCCGAGAAGAACACCGACCCCGACCGCCTCAGTCTGCACAACCGTGCAACGGCTTTGGCGTCCAGCAAAAACATCCCCTACGAGTCGGCGGTTCGCCAGCTCATCAAGTAACAAGGAGTCATCATGGCTGATCGTTTGAAGGCATTGCGGGTCGTTGACCCGGTACTCACCAACCTGGCGCGTGGCTATCGCAACGCCCAGTACATCGGCGAAGGCTTGTTCCCCATCGCTTTGATCGACAAGGAAGCCGGAACCATCCCGCTGTTCGGCAAGGAGGCCTTCGAGGTCTACGACACCGAGCGGGCCATCCGTGCCCAATCCAACATCATGACCCCGGATGACCTGGACGGCCTGGACGTTGTGCTGCGTGAACATGACATCGCTTATCCCGTGGACTACCGCGAGAAGAGCGAATCCATGTTCGACGCTGAAGCTCGCGCCTCTCGCCGCGTAGTCAACACCATCGACCTGCGCCGTGAAGTGACCTGCGCCAAGTTGGCACAGAACCCTGGCACCTTTCCAACCGGTTCCAAGGTCACCTTGGTCGGCTCCAGTCAATGGAGCAACGGCGGCGGCGACCCTATCGCGGTCGTTGAACAAGGCAAGGAAGTGATCCGTAGCCGCATCGGCATCCGCCCCAACACCATCACCATGGGCGCCTCGGTGTACCAGTCCCTGAAGTTCCACCCAAAGCTCCAGGAAGCGCTGGGCAGCAATGAACGCAAGCTGATCACCCTGGAACATCTGAAAGCTCTGTTCGGTATCGATGACATTCGCATCGGTGAGGCCCTGGCCGGCGCGACCAACACCGCCGATATCTGGAGCGACAACCTGACCCTGGCCTACGTGGCCAAGCCTGGAGCCGACAACCAGGCTGACTATGAAGAGCCGAGCTTCGGCTACACCCTGCGACGCAAGGGCATGCCCGAAATCGACACCTACGACGGTTCGGGCGGCAAGGTGCGTTTCGTCCGCAACACCGACATCTATAAGCCCGTGGTCGTGGGCTCGGATGCCGGTTACCTGATCTCCGACATCAACGGCTGAGGTTCCCATGGCAGCTAAACCAACCAAGGGCACCCCCTCAGCCGCTGATGCAGCTCAGGGTGATGTCAGCCAAACCGCTGCCGCTGCACCAGCTGCTGCAGCACTTCCTCAGACAGGCCCTGCAGCAACGAACGAACAGGCCGGCGATCAGGTTGCGGCTCCAGCAACTCCCGCACCTGGTGCGCCGGCTGCTGATGGTCCCAACGCTTCGGATGAGCTGAACCTGGACGATCGGCTTGATGAGTTTCGGGCGCCAATGACTATCTCTGGTTCGTCCCCTGGTGATGCAGCAGGTCCGAAAGACGACGCCACGGGTGGGCCGGAGCTTCTTGGCTACCTGGTGACCGATGTGTCGTCCGTGCTGCATGACGGCACCTGGTATCACCTGGGCGATGAAATTTTCTTGAACGATGAAGAAGCGGACCCGCTGTTGGACCGCCGAATTATCGAACCTTCCAGGAGCAAAAAATGAAGACTCAACAACCTGTACTCATCACCTCGGTCGTGGCGCTGGTTGACCTCCCGCGTTACCTCTTCGCTGGCTTCAACGGAGCCTTGTGCGCCGTCGGAGCCAAGGCCCTGGGCACGGTTCAAGCTGACACCGAAGCGGACAACGTGGCCCCGGTCAGTGTCCTGGGCATTTGCCTGGTCACTGCCGGTGCCGCTGTGGCGGCTGGTGTCGAGGTGGAGTCCGACGCCTCGGGTCGAGCGGTGACGCTCGCTACAGGAAAGGCGAACGGCATCACCATGGATGCGGCAACAGCTGCAGGTGATGTCATCCGTATCGTCCGGGGAATCTGAGGCCAGCCATGCGCTACTGCACTCGCGCCGATATCGGCAAGGCCATTCCTGAGCTGACCTTGCTTCAGCTCTCCAACGACGACCCCGCCGCGATGGAGCCCAACGAGGACGTTATTGAGGATGGCGTCCGCCAGGCTGAAGAGCTGGTCGACGGCTACCTTCGCGGCCGCTACGACTTGCCGCTCGTTCCGGTCCCGACCGTGTTGCGCGATGCAGTGGTGTACCTGGCCCGGCACTGGCTGTATCAGCGCCGGCCCGAAGGGGCATTGCCAGACGCGGTGAAGGACAGCCGCAAGGACACCATCAAGCTCCTGGAAAGCATCAGGGACGGCGTGGTCACGCTGGGCATGCCCAGCGGACAGGCTGCACCGGAGCCTGGGGAAATCCGGGTTCGCGCACGTCCTCAACAGTTCAGCGGTGACCTCTGGGGACGCTACAAATGAGCCAGCCCAAAACCCAAACAGTGCAACTGCTGGAGGCGATGCAGAGGCGCCTGCAGGAGACCTTCGGCCAACTACTGACAGTCGAGCTGTTTCCTGAAGACCCTGCACGTTACCGCCTAAACCACCCACGGGGGGCACTCCTGCTGGCCTACGGCAAATCGACCTTCGGCGGCTCCGAGGCCGGGGACTCGATGTTTCAGGCTCGCAACATCGTCATCAGGGTGACCCTGGTGTTTCGTCAGCTCAACGGCAAAGACGGAGCGGTCAGCTACCTGGACCACATCCGCGATTGCCTGACTGGCTGGTTTGCACCGCACTGCGATCAGGCCTGCCGTCCAGTCGCAGAGCAATACATCGGCCAGATACAAGGGCTCTGGCAGTACGGCCAGGACTTCGCCCTGCGCGCCACTCAACTGCAGGTCATGGGCCCCGAAAGTGGCCCGTTGCTTACACAAGTTCGTTTCGAGGAAGACCAATGACACTTACCCGCTACATCTATAACGGCCCGCAGAGCGGCGCCACTCTGCGGGTAGGCGAAGCCCGCGAACTGCTGGACGTGGTGCTGCAGCCGGGAAAACCCGTCGAGCTACCGGCCGACCACGATTACACCCTGGTGCTGCTGGAACTCAAGCACCTGGTACTTGCACCACCTGAGGCGAAACCTGCAGGCAAGGCTGCAGCCGTGTCTCAGAAACCTGGACAGGAGTAAGCCCAATGGCAGCTAACTATTTGCACGGTATCGAAACCATCGAGGTCGAAAGCGGCCCTCGGGCCATTCGAGTGGTCAAGTCGGCGGTAATCGCCCTGGTCGGCACGGCGCCTATCGGCCCAGTCAACGAGCTGACCCAATCGCTGAATGAAGTAGATGCGGCTCTGTTCGGCTCACACCTCACCGGCTTCAGCATTCCTGAAGCTCTGGAAGGCATCTATGCCTATGGCGCAGGGACGGTGCTGGTGGTCAACGTTCTCGACCCAGCAATTCACCGCACCAGTCTCGTGGGCCAGGAAAAGCAGTTCGGTGATAACGAGCTGCTACAGCTGCAGCACGGCGCGCTGCAGCTGCTGACGATCAAGTCGGCGGATGGCAACACCACCTACGATCTGGGCACTGACTACACGGTGAACATGTTGACCGGCCGAGTGACCCGCCTGCCGGCCGGAACCATTCCTGCCAACGCCCAGGTGAAGGCAGACTACACCTACGCCGATCCGAGCAAAGTCACTCCGGCCGATATCATCGGCGGGGTCACCATTGCCGGCCGGCGTACTGGCTTGAAGGCTTTCCAGGACAGCTACAACTTGCTCGGGTACTTTCCGAAGATCTTCATCGCACCGGGCTTCAGTACCTTGAATTCGGTGAGTGTCGAGTTGATCGCCTCGGCTGTGCAGGTCAAGGCGTTTGCCTATATCGATGCGCCTATCGGCATCACGGTCCAGCAAGCTATTGCAGGGCGCGGTCCGGCCGGGGCCATCAACTTCAACACAAGCAACGACCGCGTGCGTCTGTGCTATCCGCATGTGAAGGTGTACGACGCGCCAACCGATGGCTCACGCCTGCAGCCATTGTCGATCCGTGCAGCAGGCCTACGGGCGAAGATCGACAACGACAAGGGCTACTGGTGGAGCATGTCCAACCAGGAACTGGTTGGCGTGATTGGCCTGGAGCGACCACTGACGGCTCGGGTGGATGACCCGAACAGTGAGGTCAATCTGCTCAACGAAAACGGCATCACCACCGTCTTCAACTCCTTCGGCACCGGTTTGCGCTTGTGGGGTAACCGTTCCGCTGCCTGGCCTACCGTGACCCACACACGCAACTTTGAAAACGTGCGGCGTACCAAGGACGTGGTGGACGAATCGATTCGCTACAGCTCGCTGCAGTTCATTGACCAGCCTGTTACTGACTCGCTGATCACTAGCGTCACTGAAAGCGTCAACCTGTTCATCCGTAAGTTGGTTGGCGACGAGGCGTTACTCGGTGGCGAATGCTGGTATGACCCTGCGCGCAATCCACAAACCGAGCTTGAGCTGGGGCACGTCCTGTTCAGTTACAAGCTAGGCGTGCCTGTACCGTTTGAGCGCGGCACCTTCGAAACTGAAATCACCGGGGAATACCTGGTCAACCTGGGAGCCGCATAAATGGCCGGTTTTAGCGCACACCGTATTTCCAACGCCAACATCTACCTGGACGGCACCAGCTTCTTTGGCAAGTCCGAAGAGATCGATCTGGGCTCGATCAAGGCTGTGACCAGCGACTTCCAGGGGCTAGGCATGGTTGGCCTGATCGAACTGCCGGATGGCATTGATAAGCTGGAAGGCAAGATCACCTGGAACAGCCTGTACTTTGAAGCAGCAAAGAAGCTGGTCACTCCCTTCAAGAGCATTCAGTTGCAGTGCCGCTCCAACGTCCAGGTGTTCAACAACGGCGGCCTGGTCGACGAGATCCCGCTGGTCACGATGATGACCATCACTGGCAAGGAGTACCAACTGGGCAGCCATAAACCGCGCGATCCGGCCAAGTATGAAACGCCGTTCTCGGCCACCTACGTGCGCCAGGTACTCAACGGTGATGAAGTGGTGCTGCTGGACTACCTGTCCAACATCTTCCGGGTTGGTGGTGAAGACCAGTTGTCCAAGTACCGGAAGAACATCGGCCAGGCCTAAGGACTACCTCCACGGACTGGAGCTGCCAGGACGGCAACCCGAAGCCCCGCCATCGTGCGGGGCTTCGTCTTTAAACTCGATTAAAAGTCATCGCCACGGCCAGGTGCGATGCTCAGGGCTCACTTAAAGCAGTCGATTAAACCGACAACCTGGAGCAACAAAGATGGCCGAAGTACTCAGTTTCACCCTCAAGTTTCCTTTCCAAAACGCCGCTGGCGATACGATCTCGACGCTGACCATCAAGCGCCTGAAGCGCAAAGACATCAGCGCTGCACAGACCCACACCAAGGACGAGGCCGCCATGGAAGATTTTCTGCTGGCCAAGATGACCGGCCTGACCATTGAAGACCTGATGGACCTGGATATCGCCGACTCCAAGGCGGTCAGCGAGGTGTTTCGGGGAATGGCTGATGGACGAGACCTGGCTGAACTCCTGGGACGAGGCACTGTTGCTGGTGCTAAGGCTACAGCCGTCTGAAATCGACGAGCTGAACATGGATCGGTATTTGTTTTGGGTCGATGTGTGTCGACGTGAGATTGACCGCCGCATCGAAGCTGCCGAGCAGATGAACCGCTGATCGGCAGCCTCTCCAGACCTTTGTCCTGCCGTGCGCCTACGCCTCAGGCGCACCCCCTCAAACCAATAGCCTGCCGGGTATTCTATGGCGAATGAAGTCTTAGTCGGATTACGAATAGGGGCCGCTGTTTCGGGCTCCTTGAGTGCCGCATTCGGTTCTGCCAAGTCAACGGTGCAGCAGCTCGGGCGTGCGACCGATGGCCTGTCGGCCAAGCAGAAACTCATTGGGACCGAGCTGGCCGCGTCCCTGGCGCGTGGTGGTATTGGCATCGAGCGCATGCGCCGACAGTATGACCAGGTCGGCAGAACCATTGATCAACTCAAGATCAAGCAGGACCGCCTCAATACCAGCATCGCCCGTGGCGAAACCCTCAAGAACAAGCGTGGCGAACTGCGTGGCCAGGCGATGGAAACGGTCGGCACAGGGGTTGTACTTGGTGCGCCGGTTGTTCAATCGATGCGTACCGCTATCGACTTCAAGGACCGAACAAATGACATTGCAATTACCGGTGGCTTTGATGCGACCGAAGAGGCCGAACTCAGCAATGTGATGCGGGCTTCTGCACTGAAGTGGAATCAGACACAGACCGAAGTCGCCACCGGCACGGCGGTGTTAATTGCTGGTGGCATCTCCAGTGCCAAGGAACTGGCTGCCTACGCACCAGTAATGGCCAAAACCGCGACAGCCACTCGGGCCAGTATGGATGACCTGGGGTCGGTGGCCATCGCGCTCAACGACAACCTCGGTATCGGTGCTGCAGGGCTGGAGCGTTCAATGAACATGCTCGCCTTTGCCGGTAAGAGTGGCCAGTTTGAGCTGGCGGACATGGCCAAATGGCTGCCACAACTTACCCCCCAATTTGCCGCCCTGGGCGTCACTGGTGAGCGTGCAGTTGCTGAGATCGGTGCGTCTCTGCAGATCGCTCGGCGCGGCGCCGGTAGCAACGACGAAGCCGCGAACAACTTCAAGAACTTCCTTTCTAAGTTAACTGCGAAGGACACACTCAAGTCCTTTGAAGGTGCCGGAATTGATTTAACAGACGCTATGAAGAACTTGGTCGGGAAAGGTCTTACTCCCGTCCAAGCAATGTTGGAGGTCATTACTCAGTATGTAGGTAGTAAGGGGCCAGGGGCGGCTGATAAGTTTCAGAAGGTAATGGCCATCAAGGATGATAAAGAGCGGCAGATTGCCCTCAGTCGTTTGAACGAGGCGTACAAGCTGGGGGAGCTGTTTGCCGATCAGCAGGTACTGTCATTCGTTCGGCCAGCTATGGCCAACAGGAAGGATCTCGCAGGCATTCAACAGGGCAGTATCGATGCCGCCGATAAAGGCGGGCTTGATGCTGACTGGAACAAGCGCATGGAAAGTCCGAAAGAGCAGCTAAAGGCGCTGACTATTAATCTATCGGACCTTGGAATAACCATTGGCAACGTTCTGTTGCCGGCACTTGTGGACATTACCCAGGCAGTTAGACCAGTAGTGCTGTCATTTGCTACCTGGGCAGGTGAGAACCCTGGACTCATCAAAGGCGTCATTGGCCTGGTCGGCGGTCTTCTGCTCAGCAAACTGGCCTTCATCGGTGTTGCCTATGGGGCCAACCTGGTGCTGTCGCCTTTCGTGGCTATATCCACGACTATCAAAACCCTCTCTGCGAAGTGGACCTTGCTGCGTGCCATGTGGCAAATGGGCAAGTTCACACCATTGATCACCGGCCTATCCCGTGTTGGTCGCGGCTTGGTGACTGTTGTCAGATTCAGCGGGCTCTTTTTGCGCGGCCTGACTATGGCCCTGGGTGCACCGCTGTTGTTGGCCGCACGCGGGGCGCTGGCCCTGGGCAAAGTCCTGGGCAGTACGTTGTTGTTTGGTCTGAAGCTGGTTGGTCAGACTGTGCTATGGCTTGGTCGAGCCCTGCTGATGAATCCCATCGGCTTGCTCATCACGGGAATCGCTCTATCGGCATACCTGATCTATCGCTATTGGGAGCCCATCAAAGGGTTCTTCGTGGGCCTTTGGGGGGAGATCAAGGCCGGTTTCAGCGGTGGCCTGGGTGGCATTGTCGGATTGATCGCCAACTTCTCTCCGCTGGGCCTTTTCTACAGGGCCTTTGCCGGAGTCATGAGCTACTTCGGCGTTGAGCTGCCCGGCAAGTTCAGCGAGTTCGGCGGCATGATTGTCACTGGCCTGATCAACGGCATTCGCAACATGGCCAGCTCGCTGAAAGAAAGCGTGGTCGGTGTCGGCTCATCGGTAAAAGGCTGGTTCACCGAGACGCTGGGTATACAGTCGCCGAGCCGCGTATTCATGGGCTACGGGGCCAACATCAGCGAAGGTGCCGCGATTGGCATCAGTGCACAGGCCGGATTGGTGCGTAAGGCCGCGCTTGGCATGGCGGCGCAATCGGGTGTCGACCTCGCACCGCCGAACCCGGCCGACGTATCCAGGGCAAGCATGATGGGCAATGGTGGCGGCACAGCTCCTGGTGCTGCTCCAGCTGCAGGCGGTCAACCCGTCTTCAACTTCTCTCCGCAAATCACCGTGCCAGGTGGCCCTGGTGTGCGCGATCAGGTTGGCCAGGCTCTGCAGGCGAGCTATCCCGAGTTTCTACGGATGATGGAGCGCTACATGCACGACAAGCGCCGCCTGAGCTACGGCTCGGGTGACGGAGGGATAGCCTGATGTTTGCCATCCTGGGCGAGATCGAATTCACCGTTGCCGGTGGCATCAGCGGCATGGAGCAAAGTGGATCGGCCGATTGGGCCGAGCATGCCCGCATCCAGGGCAAGCCCCTGTTGGAGTGGATCGGCGAAGGGCTGGACGAATGCAACCTGACCATCGAGCTGCATCCTGTCCTTGGCGATCCCGAGGCGCGCTTGCGGGCATTGCGCCAGGCCAAGGCCAAGCACGAGCCCTTGGCGTTCGTGATGGGCTCCGGCGAGTACCTGGGCGCCTATGTCATCACCAACATCGGCAACACCGTCCGCCGTGCGACGGCAACGGGTCAGATTCAGTCTGCAGTGGTGCAACTGAGCCTGAAGGAGTACACCGGGGCCTTCACTCGCAAGGTGACTCGCGCCGGGCTGCTCGATACGGCGTTGAACGGTACGTCAGCTGCTGCTGCAGGATCGCCCGGACTTATCTCACGGCTGATGCCTGCCCCCAGCACCGTGCAAGCGGTGATCGGTCATGCCAAGACGGCCGGCAACATGCTGAAGGCTGGCCAGAACCTGTACGAGACGGTCAAGAGTGGCAACGCCTCGATGATCCTAGGCCAGGTGCCCCAACTGCTGGGTGTCACTGCCAGGGCCATTGAGCCTTTGCAGGGACTGACTGCAGCCGCGGGCCTGCTCGATGACGGCGCCGACCTGTCGCGCCTGGGCGAAGACGTCCTGAGCAGCGTGACAGGTGCGCGATCAGCGCTCGACCCGGTAGACCTGGGCAACATCGTTGACCGGTTCACTGCGTCCCGTCAGTCGCTTGACCAGGCCCTCACCACCATGGACGGTGCCAGTACCCGCTTGGCGGGCCTTGCTGCAGAAGTTCTGACGAGGAAAGCGTGATGTTTCTGACCCATATCACGACCGAGGGTGAACGCTGGGACCAGTTGGCCTGGCGCTACTACGGCGATGCTCATCGGTATTTGCCGATCGTTCAGGCCAACATGCATGTGCCGATCACCGGAGCCTTGCCGGCCGGTTTGACTCTGGCCATTCCGGTCCTTGAACCCGTAGCGACAACCGAGGATCTGCCGCCATGGATGCGATGATTCCCGGGCAGGTGCCCGAGGCGCGCTTCGTCCTGACCTACCAGCAGCGCAATATCACCCACAACGTCAGCGAACACCTCTTGTCACTGACCTACCAGGACTTCTTGTCAGGCTTGGCCGACAGCCTGGATGTCGAGCTGGAAGACGCCGAAGGCAAATGGCGCGGTCCCTGGTATCCAGGACAGGGCGATAGCCTGGCGCTGTCTATTGGCTGGGAGGGGCAGCCACTGCGCACGGTGGGCCGGTTTGAGATCGATGGGGTCGAACTGCGAGGCCCGCCGTTTACGGTCACCATCCGCGCCCTGGGCACAGGCATCAACAGCCCGTTGCGCACGCCTGAACACAAGGCCTACGAAAACACGACCCTGGACGCGGTAGCCAAGCAGATCGCCACCCGCCAGGGGTTGGAGCTGATCGGCAGTATCGAACCGATCAAGCTCGACCGGCTGACACAACAGGAGTCGGACCTGGTGTTCCTGCGCAACCTGGCGGGCGAGTACGACTATGCGTTCAAGGTGACCGGCAAGCGCATGGTGTTCCATGCCATCAGCGAACTGGTCAAGGGCGTGCCGGTGGCGTCCCTGGTACTGGGAGACCTGAGCAACATCAATCTTCGCGATCAGATCCGGGAAGTACCGAAAGCCGTTGAGGTCAAGCACAAGGAGCCGGCGACCAAAAAGCTGATCTCGTACACCATCAACAATAAACGTGAAACAGTCGCGGTGCCGAGCAGCTCAAGTAAGGCCACGACAAGCGGCGACACCAAGAAGAAGCGCAAGCGCAGTGCCTCGGCCGAAGAGGCCAAGGCGAAAGCCAAGGCCGAGCTGGCCAAGGCCAACCGGGAGCGCACAACAGGCGCCTGGACAGCCATGGGCCGACCCAACCTGCTCAGTGGCAACATCGTCACGCTGGCAGCCGCAGGCATGCTCGGTGGCAACTACCTGATCACGTCAGCGCGACATGAAATGACCCGTAGCGGTGGATACACCGTCGATCTTGAGTCTTGTCGTGTCTCGGCGCCCTCGATCTCGATGACCCAGGACAGCACCAAGCCCGACCTGGCGCTGTCGACCTACGGCCTTCAACAAGAGGTGGTCGTCTGATGGGCGTTCAACTGGAGTACGGCGAAATCAGCGCCGTGGACTACATGACATGTCGTGTCCGGGTGCGACTGGATGACCGTGACGGCGTTGAGAGCTATTGGCTCAACGTCCCCCAGCGCAACACCCAGGGCACTCAGCGCCGGCCACTGATGCCAGAGCTGAAGGAACAGGGTGCGGTGCTGCTGGACTCTGACGGTGTAGGTGGTGTTTACCTGGGCGGGGTCTATTCGACAGCCGAGCCGCCGCCTGTGGTCGACGAGGACACCGACTATGTGCGGTTCAGTGACGGGACAGTCTCCACTTACGACCGTGCGGCCGGGGTGATGACGTTGGATTGCGTGGGGGCGTTGCTGGTGAAGTGCGGCCGGAACATCACGGTTGAAGCCGGTGAGCCAGTGGTGGTGAAGGCGCCCTCAGCGACTCTGGACATCCCGCAGGTCACCCTGAATGGCAACCTGCAGGTGAATGGCGACGTGAATGCGACCGGGACTATCTTGGATGTCGGTGGCAACTCGAACCACCATAGCCATTGAATGGAAGCCACCTATTTCAGCAGTTTGGCCATCTTTTCAAGATCATCAGCAACAGAGCTGAAACCAATAGCGTTAGTCGGTTTTTCATACAAAAGCGGACGGACACCATCTGGTTTGTAATCCGGCAATCGGCTACGCAACTCATCTCGCAATATGATTGCTTCGATTTTAAAACGTCGGTCGTACTCACCGTTACGTTCGAGTGTATTGTTGATCAGTGCCTGAGTCTGGCGCTCCCATTGCAGATCGCTTTTAAAATCTGTGCCGATGTGTGTTGTTTCGAAAAATCTATCCTCAAGATCTGACCTTTCCAGGCGCTTAAAGCGCCCAACAAACTCCCTGATATCAGCGACCAACCTTAATGCTTTATCCCTTAACTCGGTGGTTCCAGAGTCCACAACCTCAGTTAGCATTTGATCATATTTAGATGCCTTCTCTCGATATGACTCTACCTGCTCTGACCTCAAATGAAGGCGTTCTGTAAGCGTTTCCTGCTTGGCTTTCGCTTCATCAATAATCGCCGTATAACGCCAGCGAGCAACGAAATAGGCTGCGGCGGACATAAGAGCCGCTAGGATCAGGAAGGTGAATGGAGCTGTAGAGATCACTGCCCATTCACCCTTGATAGTCTTAAGTAGTTCCATATAACTCCCAGGCTGCGACATGCCAAGACGGCGTAGGCAATGATACAACGGGTCCGCACGAGTCTCTTTAAACTCGATTAAAAGCCTGCGTCAGCAGGCTTTTGCATTATGGGTGCATGACGACGCCCACTCCTTATACCAGCATCACCGCCGCCCACTGGCAGCCCGCCCTCGGTACATCCGGGGAGGTTGTCGAGGGTCTGCGCGATATCGACCAGTCCATTCGCATCATCCTCACCACGCCCAAAGGTGCAGACGCTCATCGGCCGGACTTCGGCAGCAACCTGCATTTGTATATCGACTGGCCTGTCAACCGAGTGACGCCGCACCTGGTGCGGGAAACGGTCGACGCTCTTCGTCGTTGGGAAACCCGCATCTCGGTCGTGCAGGTAGAGGTGCAGATTGAAGAGTCGCAGATCAGGGTGCGGGTACAGTGGCGTGTTGCGGATGGTGTCACCCAGTTGACGGAGGTGCCCTATGCGCGAGCTGCCTAAGCCCGTCTTTGTCGATATCGATCCGGCCGCGACCGAAGCTGCCCTGATTGCCCGCTATGAGGCCAAGTCGGGGAAAACCCTGTATCCCGCCCAGGTCGAGCGGCTTTTTATCGACTTGATTGCCTACACCAAAACGCTCTCGGATATGGCCATTCAGAATGCCGGCGAGCAGTCTCTGGTGCGTTTCGCAGAGGCCCCCATTCTTGATTACCTGGGCGAACTGGTTGCAACTCCCAGGCTGTTGGCCGCCCCAGCGCGGTGCCCAATCCGCTTCACCATGCCGGCTGCCGTTCAGCAGTCGCTGCTGATTCCTGCCGGCACTCGGGTCAGCACCCAAGACGCAAAGATCACTTTCTTGACTGACCAGGATGCAACCATCCTCGCTGGCCAGACACAGGTAGGCACCACAGCAACCTGTCTTGCGGCCGGGATGGTTGGCAACGGTTGGGCCGTTGGTCAGATCAGCAGCATTGGTAACTCACCTGCAGCAGGTCTGACCGCGACTAATACCAGTGTCACCGCCGATGGTGCCGAGGATGAAGATGATGACCGCTACCGCGAGCGGATCATTCTTGCCCCCGAAGCTTTCAGCAACGCCGGCAGTCGTGGCGCCTATCGCTACCATGCCTTGGCTGTACATCAGTCGATAATCGATGTCGCTGTACATGGGCCGGATGACGGCCAGCTAGATGGCCATGTAGCTCTGTTCCCGCTTACCAACACCGGCCTGCCTACGGACGATCTGCTGCAGCAGATCAAAAGCCAGGTCACGGGTGAAAAGCTGCGTCCGCTATGCGACACCGTGCACGCCCTTGCACCTACCGAGGTGACCTACTCCATCAAGGCGCGCCTGACCTTTTACGCGACAGCAGATCGAGCCGAAGCGATGAAGACGGCCAGGGCTGCCGCCGATGCGTATGCGATTGAGCGCCGTGCGGGGCTCGGCCGTGATCTTGTCCAGGAACAAATCACCGCACTGCTGCAGGTGAATGGCGTTTATCGCGCCGAACTGGAGTTACCCAGCGCCTGGCGCGAGCTGCTGAGTAATGAGTGGGCGAACTGCACATCGATCCTGCTGGAGGATGCAGGGGTGGCATATGGCTGAGCAACAGCTACCACCAGCCCTGGCTGGTGATGAGCGCTTCGAGTTGCTCTGCGAGCTGCTCAACGAGACGTTTGACAGTCTCGATATCAACGCGATGTTGGTGTACCTGGTCGACCTGGTGAAACCGCAACTGCTGCCTGTCTTGGCCGATCAGTTCTCGCTCATCGACGAGGCAGCATGGCTGCTGGCCGAGTCCGAGGATGCCAAGCGCAACCTGATCAAGAGTTCGGCCGAGCTGCATCGATACAAGGGCACACCCTGGGCCATCCGCGAAGTTATCCGCTTGCTGGGCTTTGGTGAGGTGACGATCCAGGAGGGGCTGAACAACCAGATTCGCAACGGCTCAATCACTCGCAACGGCAACCACGTCCACGGCGACCCATCTGCCTGGGCGCTTTACCGCGTCTTTCTAAAACGCGTCATCACCAATGACCAGGCTGCGCTGGTGCGCCGCCTTCTTCTTTCCGTCGCCCCTGCACGCTGCCGCCTGGTGTCTCTCGACTATCAGGAAGTCGCGATCCGGCACAACGGCGTTGCACGTCGTGACGGTCAATACAACCGTGGGAGCAGCTAATGGCCGATCTACCAGAACCGATTGAATGGACGTCCGGAATTTACCAGCTTGAAACCTCTGATCCTGTCCTCGGTGGCCCCGAGGGCATCGACAACCTGCAGGCCAAGCAACTGGCGAGCCGTACACAGTGGCTCAAGGATCAGATCGAGAAGGTCATCAATGGCGCGACCACCATTGGCAAGGCCATACAGTTGGCAACGGCGCGAACATTCACGCTCTCGGGAGCAGTCACTGGCAGCGCGGCTTTTGACGGCACCGCAAATGCCAACATTGTCGTGACGCTGGCCAACAGTGGCGTCTCTGCCGGCACGTATCCGAAAGTCCAGGTCAACGCAAAAGGCCTAGTAACGGGCGGTGCGGCTCTCAACGCCTTGGATATACCGGACCTCGATTGGTCCAAGATCACCAGCGGCAAGCCAACCACACTGGAAGGCTATGGCATCACAGGTGGTTCTTTTACCGAAAACGTCAGAATGGTCGGTGCCAGAAGCGTGGACGTGATGGCATCAGCCACAACATCATGGGCTGGCGGATTACACGTCCGTACACTTTCGGGCGCTGATATTCTCGGCGGGTTTGGCGCCTGGGGTAACAATGACTCCGTGAACTGCCTTTATATGGGGCTCAGCAGCGCCCCTTGGAATTTTGGCTACGGCGTGCGTGTCCAGGCTGATGGTGTCTACATTTCTGGTCCGCTGACCGCCAACGGTGGCGGGTTGACCAACGTGCCTTGGGGCAGTGTGGTCGGCACGCCAAACAGCCTTGGTGGGTATGGGGTCAGCTTCGCCAGTCAGTCGGAGGCTGAAACTGGTGCCGATACCAACAAGCCCATGAACGCGTTACGCGTGTTCCAGGCTATTGCCGCCAAAGTCATTCAGGCGACTGAGAGCGTGCTGGGCATTGCGCGTATCGCTACACAGACGCTGGTCAATGCTGGTACCGATGACACGACTATCGTAACCCCCAAAAAGCTGCGCATGGGGGTCTCGATGTTACTCGGTTCGACCGGGTACATCGCGCTTCCGGTATGGCTGGGCGGCTTAATTTTCCAGTGGGGAATTGCCACGGGAGTTCCCCAAGCGACAGCAACAGCCGGATCTCAGGGACCGACGCGAGACATCTCGCTGCCTATCGCATTCCCGACGAACCCGCTTCGCATTCTGGCTTCGATGCATTTTTCAACAATGACCACACCCGCTGCGTTTGCACCAGGTGCGATCTTCCTTTCTTCGTCGCAGATTCGAGTTCAGAACAATTACACAGCATCGGCCGGCGATATCGCCTGGTTCGCGGTTGGCTGCTAGGAGGCTTCATGGCTATCTATTATCACTTTGCGTCTCGCAGCTTCTTGGACACTGCTACCTATGCGGCCAAGAGCATCCCGTCTGATGCCATTGAGATCACCAAAGAGGAACGGGTAATGCTTTTGGCCGGGGAAGCGAGCGGCCAATCCATTGTGCTCAACGATCAGGGACGGCCAGTACTGGTCGAACCAACACCTGATCCCGAGGCGATAGCGAACCAAGAGCGTTTCTGGCGAGACGCGGAACTCGACAGCGTGAAGTGGTTGCGGGAGCGGCACCGTGACGAGCTTGAGCTGACCATCCAAACCAGTCTGACCGCTGCTCAATACAGCGAGTTGCTTGCATATGTGCAACTGCTACGAGACTGGCCACAGTCACCCAATTTCCCTAGCCAGAAATACCGACCTACGGAACCAGGGTGGATTGCAGAGCAAGAGAGCGAATAA